GATGTAAGAGTTCCATTGACTGTTAGGTTTCCTGCAACAGTTAGATCATTGGCAACGCTAACATCGTTAGGCAAAGAAATAGTAACAGTAGCAGTTTCTGAGCCTGAACCAGAAACAGAAATTTGATTGTTAGTTCCTGCAATTGTAGAAACATAATTGCCTGTAGTATCTGTGCCTAAAGCAACGCTGTTAGCATCTACGCTTGCAGCTTGTATATTAAGAGCATCAACAAAAGATTTATTAACCCTAGCATCAATAGCAGAATTTGCCCTAGCATCTGTGTAGTAAAGATTGCTAGTGCCTTCACTTAGATTGTCTGTGTCTGCTGCTGCAAGTTTTGTATCCCACCTTGCATCAGTGTAATAAAGATTAGTACCCTCTGATAAATCAGAAGTGGTTTTAGCGGTAAAGGCTGAATTAAATCTAGCCTGAGTGTAATAAAGATTATTGCCTTCTGATAAATCATCTGTGTCTTTTGTTGCAAGTCTTGTATCAAATCTAGCATCTGTGTAGTAAAGGTTAGTTCCTTCTGTTAGGTCATCAGTGTCTTTGCTGGCAAGTCTTGTATCAAATCTAGCATCTGTGTAGTAAAGGTTAGCTCCTTCTGATAAATCATCTGTATCTTTTGTTGCTAGCCTTGAATCAAATCTTGCAGTTGTATAATAAAGGTTAGTTCCTTCTGATAAATCAGAAGTAGAGAAGGGTGTTATAGATATTGTTGGTGTGAATGTTCCAGCAGTATCATCATAAGACCAGCTTATACCAGTTCCACTCTGAATTAGGTTTGATGTTCTATCATCAACTCTTTCGTCTGTATAATAAAGATTAGAGCCCTCTGTCAAATCGCCTGTATCTTTTGTTGCAAGTCTTGAATCAAATCTTGCGGTTGTATAATAAAGGTTAGTGCCTTCTGTTAAGTCTGAGGTTGAATGATTAGATATGTCTGAAACCTGTCCAGTAACATTGGCGGTTACAACGCCAAAAGTTACATTATCTGTTGTACCTACCGATTGACCAATAGCAAAAGTAACGCCATCGCCAGAAGCTGTTGAGCTAACACCAGTTCCACCTAATAAAGATAATGTTTCAGAGTCTAAATCTATAGCAATGCTTGTGCTACCATCTGAAATGTCTAAATCCTGTGCAGTTATATTAGCATCTACATAAGTTTTTATAGCTTTGGCTGAAGCCAGAGTATCATCTGAAGCAGAAACTGAGTCTAGGTCAGTATCAAGAACGCCAGATTTTAGGTTGTCAACTTCAAGATTGCTAATAGTATTATCATCAGCATCTATGGTTTTATTTGTTAGAACTTGAACGCCAGTTAAAGTAACAACTGTAGAATCAATAGCAAAACTAATTGTGTTCTCAGAGCCTGTGGTATCAATACCAGTGCCACCATTAAGAGTAAAAACTTCTGAGTCTAAGTCTATAGATAAAACACCGCCACTATCTCCTTGAAAGTCTAGGTCTTGAGCAGTAACTTGGCTATCGACATATGCCTTAATTGATTGTTGTGTTGCTAAAGCTGTGGGTGAGTCTGAGTTTAAATTATCTTCATCTAAAATGCTGTTAACGCTAGTGCTAGAACCTAAAGTAAGCTGTGATATGCCATCTATTGTTCCACCATTAATATCAACAGTATTATCAGCACTGATACTTAAGGGTAATATAACCCAAGCATCATCAGCACTATTTCTTATTTTTAAAACATTGTTAGTAGTATCTAACCACAACATATATGCTGCTGTAGTTGATGGCTCAGATGCAGAACTGTTAAGCGTTAAAACCGCTTGTAAAACATCGTTCAGATCAGCCCTGAAGTCAGCTCCACTTTGATTGGCTAGGTTGTAATCGTGTTGTGCCATTAATTTACCTCTGTCCTATTGTATATTTAATCTGGTTGAGTTGGAAACACTACATCATCAAAATTTGTAGTTGATTGATGAGATGATGGTAAGTCTCTTAATTCTTGTCTATAGGTTGCCCATTCTGCTTTTTTTGTATCTGATAATGGGCTGTCGTTGACTTGAGTCCAGTCAGATTCAGTTAATAAAGCATCTCTTTTTAATCTTAATATTTCTAATATGTTATCTGTTCTTACAACAGCTTCACCATCAACAACAATATATTCATTTGCTTGATAAGAGCCCTCTATAATTCCTTGACCTTCTTGCAAACCAACTTCATTAATATCTGCAACAGTTGTTGTTGAGTGATCTATCTCGCCAGTTGTCAAATCATAAATAGTAAAAGTATTCATTATCGTGTGTTATCCATCATTACGTTTAAAGATAATTGTGTATGGTTGTAACCGCCTGAGAAATATACTCGCCAATAAACAGTGGATTGTGATGTGCTTAAGGTTGTTATTTGACCTGTGTAAACATAGGTATAACCCCTATAAGTTCCAGCGTTCCAATAAATATTGGTATTTCCATTTGCATTGACCCAAGTAGAATTGTTTAAAGAATATTGAACCCTACCACCATTAACATCACCAAGAACCCCTGAGAAGATTGCCACATATCCTGCATTATTTCTAACATCGGTAATTGTTACTGGTACAAAAGAAGCATTGCTTCCTGTGTAAGTTCCTGTTCTTTGTACATAAGCTTGACCATCTCGACCAAGATCAAATTTTGTTCCTGCTGTTAGATGGCTGATAATTTTTGAACTAGTATTTGCAAACTGTTTTACATTTAAAGTATCAACATCAATTTTAGTTCCAGATAAATTAGTGATTCTTGCATTATCAATAAAGACTGAGCCACCACTTACAATAAAAGGAGATACGCTTGATCCTGCATCATTATCAATTTTGAATGTATCAGCTAAAAAAGAAACAATACTTGTTGCTCCTGAGCCAGAAGATGCATTACTGCCCAGAACCATCTGAGCTACTTTGCCATTTGCATTAAGTTTTAACACATAGCCAGCAGAAGCATTGCCATCTATTGTGGATATAGCTGTAGCGTTTGTTGTAATAGAAGATGTGTTACCACCTACTGTAGAGGTCAAAGATGTTATATCAGCAGCCAAAGCACTATCTGCATTTGCTCTGGTTGTTTGCTCAGTGCTTATTGCTGATGTGTTGCTATTAACTGTTGATGTAAGACTTGTAATAGCACTTGCATTGGCTGAGGTATCAGTTGTTAGAGTAACTATATCTCCTTGAGCTGTTGAAATGTTAGAGCTATTTGTAGAAACAGTTGAGCTTAGTGAGTTATATAGAGTAACCAAAGATGAATCTCTAGCTTTTTCCCAACCATTGTTAGATGCATTTCTTACATAAATCTGATTGTTGTCATCGGTATCTGCCCATAAATCTTGAGCTTGCAATGAATTGCCATCATCCCTTGTTGATGGTGCTGATGTTGCTTTTATTAATTGTGTTGAACCAGCTCCACCTGCATCAATGGCAGCAACTAAATCTGATGCTGCTTTAGATAAAGTAATGGCATCATCTTTAACATCAGCAGTGTCTACAGGTGCTGTGGCAACGCTAAAGGTTAATGTGGCTGGGTCTGACTCAACATTTAGGGTGTTGATTGAGCTAACACTAGCAACATAATTAGAGCCAACTGGCAAAAAGTTTAGATCGCAAAACTCAGTATCAACAATTTTATTTGTAAGCTCGTTGCTTGAGCTATCTACTACGTTGACTCTATATTGATGATCTGGAAAGTCTGTTGGTTCGTTCCAAGATAAAAAAGGTCTATCTGTTGAGCTAGAGCTGCTATCTGTAAAAGATAATCCTGTTGGTGCTTTTACAGCAAAAGCTGAGGGCAAATTAGATAACTCTTCTACTGGCTCTTGTGGTGGCACTTCCCATGTGTAAACGTCAAAATATTCTATTAGACTAACTGCAACTAAACCATTTGGCTGAAGCTCTAAGGCTTCCACTCTGCATGTCTTTCCATTAAATCCTAGTCCTGCATAGGTAAGATCAACAATGTCTCCTACGTTAAGCTTATACATCTCAGGAGTACCTAAGAACTGCATAGTGGTCTGATTCCTGCTTCTGGTTAAAATAGCCTTTGCCATGTTGTAGGCAATATAAGGATCAGAAACATAAGGGAATTCTGCCTTAACCTCTAAGACCTCGCCACCATCATCAGAAGTGTAGTTAGGCGATGCATCATGTAAGACTGTGGCTGTGTCTAGTTCATACTTCTTGTTGGCGTTAAAAAATTCAACAATAACTTTATTTGCCTTCTTGTCTTTATTGCCATAATCAACTGATATACCAGAATCAGAAATAATGTGATCATCGGTAATACTAAAACTAGATGAGCCTGTATCTTCTATTGAGAGCTCATACTTACCATCTATGTAAAGAAAGATACCTCGCATATTAGCAAGCAACTCTTTAGCATTATCCATAACATTCTTATTAGCATCTAAGTAACCATTGCAATGAAATCTTTTGACCTTTAGTAAAGATGTGCCACTTTGAGAAGAGTAAGTAGAGCCAAGAGTATTATTAAAATAAACAGAGTATGCTTCATTGGCATCATAAAATTGTGTTCTTTGTATATCTTTTATTTCTTCACCATCTAAAACAAGATTACCAGAGCCATCCTCCAAATCTATTAACTCACCGATTTTATTCTGCCACCAAATAGAATTAGCACCAGTTCCAGTGATATTAATAAAATCATCTCCAGATGTTCCTTCCCATGTAACGCTTTGTGCAGAGCCATTAAAATAGGGCTGATCAACCAAAGTATCACAAACATTAGCAGCAGAGCTAAAAGTAGACATATTAATTTGTGATTGAGTTAAACCTTTTCCATACTCATCATTGGTTATAAAATCAAGAAAACATAAGGCTGGATTATCTGAGTGCTCATAGGTAGATACAGTTCCAAATGTTTGATTTGTGTCTCTTGGATCAAAAACTTTTTTTCCTCTAACCTGTACTGTTAACTGTGGCACTCCTTTCCACATTCCTTCTTTATCATAACCATAGTGAGCAGCTATGTAGCAAATTCCATCTAGTCTATGTGATGAAGTCCAATTGGGCATAGATGCAACAAGCATGGGGTCTGCTGTTTGTGATGCAGCCCCATGATGTAAATTAAAAACATATCTATATTTAGCAGTAGGATCAGTTCCAAAAGTACCCCCAGCAAGATTTAAGCTATTTGTTCCATTTTGAGAGACTGTGTTTAATGATCCTGAGCCAGAAGATATTTTATCTGATCCAATATAGCCACCATTTCTAAATCTTGCAGAGTCAGTTAATGGGTTGCCATCAAGTTCAATTGTTCTGCCTAAAATCTCATCACACTCACCGACTGACAAAGCATAAACCACATACATATCCCTAGAATCATTGTCATTGACATCCATATAAATGATTTGTGCTCCAACCCTTCTTGTTCCATAGATGACTGGTATCTTTCCACCCATAGAGGTTTTGTTCGCCAAT